TCATGATGTCACCTCGGCGCTCGTCTCAGCCGCGGCCTTGGCCACGCCCTTGTCCTTGGCCGCGATCCCGAAGCCGCCGGCCGCCAGGATCGCCGCCGCGCCCGCGCCGAACTCCACCGGGTTGAACGGCTGCTTGTTGTAAAACACGTCGATCCCCTGATAAGCCACCAGCGCCATGCCCATGAAGGCCCAGAGCATCCGGCCCAGTTCGAATTCGCCGCTGATCCCTTTCAGGATCTGGGAAAGGCCGTTCATGTCACCACCTCGAGCGAACGGTCGCCACTCGCCCATATCCGATCCCGGATAGCGCGCGGCAAAATGATGCACCCGTGACTGGCGGTGCCTGGCGCGCGAATGCTGTCCCCATGGATGCGAAACGCCGATCGTCCGAAGGTCTGTGTGCCGGGCCTAGGGTCGAGGATCAGCGCGGCGGGGCCGACGTTCGCGCTATTGTATCGCCCGGTGATCAGCCAATGCCCCGCGGGGATCGGACCCACCGCCACCAGCGCCTGCATTGCAGGGTTGTTTTTGCCCCGGCCTGCGCCCGAATAACCTTTGCTGATCAGCACGCCATCGCGCGTCAATTCGCCGGCCGATTGGTCCCATTTCCAACCCATCATCATTCTCCTTGTTGAAACCAGTCGGCTCAGTCGATCGCGTGAAAGATCTGCGCCATGTCGGGCGGCACCATCGGATCGAGGGGAAACGCGGCCGACAGCAGCGCTTCGGCTTGGGCGAGCTGCTGATTGTGTGGATCGATCTGGCGCAGCGTGGGGCCGACCAGATGAAAGGCCATGCGCAGCGCCCGGTTCTCGCGCTCCAGATCCTTCAGCCGCGCCTCGATCCGCGCCTGATATTCCGCCTCAGCCGCGTCGAGTTGCTCCTGCCGATCCTTCAGTTCCGCGTGCCAAGCGTCGAGTTTGGCCGATCGGGAGGCGGCCCGTCGCTCGGTCCAGCCCAATATCCATTTCGCGCCGCCGCCGAACGCCACCAGCAGGGCGGTCAGCCCGGCAAACACGCCACCAATCTCCCCCGGAGACGGCGAACCCGGATCACTCATACACACCGTCCTATACTCGGAGAAGTTTCCAGCGCTGTTGCGCCGTTCAGCGTGGCGGACGCCTATGCCAATCGCCATATATGCAGTGCAGAAGTTCGTGCCCCGGCCATTTCCGCTCCCGCGTCTTCTCCGGCGCAAGCATGTGGATCTCGCATCGAGGCTGATTGATCCACACACGCCCGAAGGCCTGCCGCTGCTCGCCTGCCAGAGTCTCTGGCTTCAACGCGCGAGCCGCCGCCTGCAGCTTCGCCAGATCCTGATATTCCACGATATCAACCGTCACGCGCGAGCGGCGAAAATCAGCATGGTCGAACATGTATCCGTCGTCGCCCGCCGGCTCGCTGCAACTGGCAAGCGCCAGCGCTGCCAGAATAACGATCCGCATGGTGCCTCCAATGTTCACAAATTCAGGCGAGCGCGCGCCAGGCTGCCTTGTCGGCGACGCGCGCGGTTTCTTTCGACGCGATCGGCTCATCCTTCGCAATGATGATCGCAGCAAGATCCGTGACGCTCTGGCCGGTCGCTTGCGCCTCGGCCGTGAGAAGCCCTTCGAATTCATAGCCCGCGACGATCAGCCGCGCTTCGATCGCCTTGCGCATGTGGGCCAAGGTTATGGCGTCCGGGCCATATTCAGAACGATACTCATCATCGATCCGCTGCTCTGTCCGCTCGACCAGCGCGCCGTCCTGCATGACATCATAATCCCCCGGCGGTCCGTCCAGTTCGGTTAGCACCCAAGCAGGCGATAATCCGCAGTCGTGAGGCGTCTTGTCATCCGGCGACTGGGTAAAGCTTTCCCCCAAGGTCCGATGCTTGATGTGCCAATATCTCATGATCAAGCCCCCGCCGCAGTAAATGTTCCAACCCACTCCGCATCGCCGATCACGCTGCCGACCTTGCGCAGCAGCAAATCAAATTCGTAATCGGTACCGGGCGTCAGGCCTGTTTTTTGCCGTGAGATTGCCAGCCATCCCGGTGTGTTTTCATAATCTGGCGCTCCATTTCGAATGGCCGACGAAGGGCTGACTTCTTCCGATCCCAGATCCGCGAAGACACCGCCGACCACCCGCCACCGGACCTTGCCGTTGCAGTAGATGACGCCGTTACTCGTTTTGTAATACTGGCCTGGGAAAGTCAGATCCACGACGCCGGTTGCGCCGGCCTTGGCGACCAGCACACGCGCGTTCGCGGTTCCGTATGTGTTCGCCGTCGAGGGCGAAATCGCGGACGTGTAATCGACAGTGCCAGACGTCCCTCCGCTCCCTGCGGCCGGCGGCGGATCACGAATTTCGCCGATCTCCAATATGATTTTCCGCGCCGTGCCAGTGTAAGTTCCCGTGACCTCGATGCGCGCGGCTGGGGAGCAATCTGTTATTTCGAGCGCGCTGCCGGTCCAGGAAAATGTCGCCGAGCCGGTGAGCGCCGTTGCGCTGAATGTCGCGGCCCCAGTCACGTCCAGGCCGGCGCGCACCATCTTGTAGACGAACGTCTTGGGCAGCACACCTGCCTTGACCGCCCCGCCATAATCGCGCGCAAGCGTGGCAGAAGCCGGTCCTTCGATCAGGAAGGTGACGTCGGCCGCCGGCTCGGTCTTAGCCACCCGGATGCCACCGATATAGGTCTGGGTCGCGTTTCCGTTGCCGAACGGTGAAATCTTGAACGCCACCGCGTCGGCTGGCGGGGTGAATTTTACATTGAATGGCTCAAATGAAAGCGCAACGGGCGGGAGGATGGAGCGCGTTTCATCAGACAGGATGGCCGAAACCGAACCGTCCGCCTGATACCAGGCCACATAGATGCCGAGTTCGGTCGCCGTGCCATCCCGGCCCGAATATCCGCTCACGAAGAATGCGGGAGCGCCGGAGAGCGGGATCAGCGAATTGTCATTGGCATAGGCTTCGGTGCCCGCGCCTGCGATCGGAAACACGAGCGCGAACGGCACCTTGTCGCCGGGCGGCACGGCGTAGAGAAACACGCCGCCAGCCGTGTCCCAATGTGCCGCATTATCCGCCAGCGACCCGTTGATCACCATATTGTCAGCAGAGGTGGCATAGTCTTCCGGCTTGCCGTCCCCGTAGACTTCATCCCAATTCGCCGTGGCCGCGGATTCGTCGATGCCCTCTATCAGTACATTCTTGCTGAAGTCATAGACAGTCGGATCAGCCGCCGCCACGGCAGGCGCTTCCTCCGCATCCCAGGCGTAAATGTCTTCATGCTCTTCGCGCAGGATCATCGGCACGGTGCCATCGACCTGCGTGGTGCCCTCCGCGATACGGAAGAGCTTGTTCACGAAGCCCAGGCTGGCATGGCTTTGCGTGATGACGTCGCCCTTTTGGCCCTTCCAGGCGGTCGCTTGCCACACCCCCTGCAGCGCACCGCCATATTGACCGCGCTGCAGTCGTTGCTTGGCTAGGCGCTGTGCTTGCCCCGGCGATTGCACCAGAGCCAGGTCGAACGTTTCGACGCGCTCGATGCCGTCGGGAGAGGGCAGCGATACCTCGGGATATTCGACCAGTTGGAAGAGCGACGCGTCGGAGGGATCGGTATAGGATCCGCGCACCACGTTGAAGGACGAATCCAATGCGGTGTGAGGCCGCCATTGCAGCGCGCCCATCACGTCGTTTTCGGTGAAAGCCGCAATTGGGGTGGCGAGATCATTGTGAAACACGGTCACGCGGATCTGGCCATCAACATCGTCGAGATCGGCATTCATCGCCGCCTTCAGATTGTCCATCACCAGCGTCGGGCTGTCACCCTCGCCGAATATGCCGTCGGCCCGATAACGCGGCTCGGTGCCGCCTGCCGCCTTGGTGACCGCTTCGTCGCACAAATTGGCCGCCGTGATGAAGCTGGCCATGTCGATTCGGTCGGGCGGGATGCCCTTGCCGACGACCAGGAAGCCACTGATCTTCCAGCCCAGCATATACCAGAGCAGCAGGAGCGCCGGGTTTCGTGCTGCGTTGCTGTTCCAGATCCATGTCGTTTGGTTGTTCGCCCGGCACGATCCCGATCCGCCCGCGGTGCTGTCCAGCCTGGGATCATAAACATAGGCACCATTACCCTTGATCGTCACGCGCGTCGGGATCGCCTGCGCGAACGGGCTTTCGGTCTTCTTGCTGTTTCCCGTCAGCTTGAAGCGGAAATGCACATAGGCGCAGCCGGTATAGCGTCGGCTCGATCCCATTCGCGCGCTGATGTTGATGGCGTTGCCGGCACTGCCTTCAAGGATCGGCGCGACGGTCAGATAGCCGACAAAATCGCCTTGCACGCCGCCAACGAGCGTCCAGGCCAGTTTGTCGTCGAACCAGATTTCGTTCACTGCATGGATCTTGTGGCTGGCCACCACCACGAAGCGATGCAGATAGGCCTGATCGTTCGTGAATTCCTGATCGAGAATGTCCGTCGCAAGCGCCGTCGATCCCATCGCCATCTTCCGCGTGGCGCGCGGGTTGATCGATGTCAGCAATCGATCCGTTGCGTTCTCGCTGACATCGGGAGCTTTGGGCCGCCCTGCCAGCAGTGTCGATCCGATCGCCAGGCCCGCCGCGATCGCCGTCGCGGCAACCGCGGACACGCCCAGTGAATAAGCAAGCAGCGATGTGCCGCCCGTCGGAATCGCCAGGGCGACCGCGGCGACGGCGGCCGCGATGCTGACGACCGTTTTGACGACCTTACCCAACGGTCCAAGCCTTTAGCCACGCCGCGCGTGCGATGCGCACCAGGCCGGATCGCCCCTCTTCCTCGCCCACGAACAGCGCATCGGCACCAATGCAGACACCCACGGACTCGCCTTCCCAGACGAGATCGCCGCGTTGCGCGAAGGCCGGCGGCTTCACCTCGAACAGACTGTCGATCGTGCTTTCGAGATCGCCCGCGCCGATCTGCCGCAGCGCACGAACGGCGCTGGCGTGGGATTTATAGCGTCCGCGAAAAGCCTTCGCTGGATCGTTTCCGGTCATCGCGAGCACGGCACCGGCGGCAAAGAGCGCGCAGTCGGCTTCGCCGAAACTGAACACGACCGATTCCATCGCGCGGAGATAATCCGCCAGCGCGCGCTCCCACGTTCCAATACGCATCAGAGTTCATTCTGCCTGTAAAATCCGCCGCCGCCATTGGTCGGGATATAGACCCCCGGCACGCGCGTGTTGCCGGTGAGCGGCGATGCGCTGTTGCCATTGGCGATCGCAATCATCGCTTTGGGGGAGAGATCGCCCGCATCCAGGCGCGTCTGATCGAGATAGGTCCGCTGCGATGCCTGGCTGAACGCGGCCAGGTAGCTCTCGATCGTAATCTCGATCATCTGGTTGCCCGGCTCGGCATTGATATCCAGCGCGGTCATATAGCCGGTGTAATAATGCTGGATCGCGCCTTGCTGGACATTCGCGGCGTTGCGTATGATCCGCCACAATCGCGCCGTCCGGCCGCGGTAGTTTGCCGGATCGCCAAGAATATTCAGCGTGTCTGCGTCGATGACGGGCAGGCCGGAGAGGCGCGCGGTCACCGAATCCGTGCCGCCCGCCGCGGCCTTCACTGGCGTGATATCGATAAAATTCGCAGAAATGCCGTCATAAGTGAACCCATCCAGATCAGCGATGCCGGTTCCGGTGAACAGGATGTCTTCACCGCTGGTGTTTGCGCGCACCGGATCCCCTGCGATATCGAGGAAGCCGATGAACACCGGCCTGATGATGTCGGCGTCGAGCGCCGCGGAAGCTGTGGCGTCGGGGCGGCTCATCAGAACGCTTCCTCGGCTTCGAATTCAAATCCATAGATCTGGCCGGGGGCCACGTCCCATCCGGCACTGTCACCCGTCAGGCACATCAGTGCGTAGGGCTTCTGCGCCTCGATCGTCGCGCCATTGGCTGGCGATTGGCGCAGCGCCGTGCGAAAATAGGCGATCCCGTTGGTGCCGGAGCCCACGATCAGATTGGCGCGGAGCACCACCAATTGCACCGTTCCGTTCGGCAGCGGGATCGACATGCGCATCCCGCGCTTCAGAAAGATGTCGCCCACGCCGCCGGCCAGCCCGGTAAGATTCAGTTGATAGCCCGTTTGGGCGCCGCCCGCGACGGTCGGGTTCGCGGCTCCGGTCTGCGCGCGCTCCACCGCGATCAGGGGAAAGCTGTTGGCCTGGCCATCCAGATCCATGAAGAATGCAATCCAGGCGTCGGCCATTTCCGGCCGCAGGATCGGTGGGAATTCGCCCGAAGCAGTCCATTTCGCCGCGCCGGGCAATCCGATATATTTGCGTGCGCCCGTCCATTCGGATCGGTTCAATTGGCCGGGGCGCGACAGACGCCAGCTAACGCTGCGCAATGGAAGCGGCGCGTGCGGGGTGATGATGGCCATTCAGATCCTCGGGCGCTGGAGCTTGGCCAGATCTTGGCGGGCGAGCTGGCGGCCGATCTGGGCGCCTTCCACGGCGGAGCGCTGTCCGATGGCGTTCATCTGGGCGAGAATATCCTTGGTGACGACCGCGCCGCGCAGATCGAAATGGAACGCTGCCGCGCCGCCGCTACGCAGACTGGAATTCGAAAGGATCGCACCGGAGATGCCGGGCGAAAAAAGCTCAGGCCCGCGCTCGCCGACCAGATAAGCCTTGCCGCGATCGACCGGGCCGCCGCCCTCGCGCTTGCCGCCGAATATGCTGCCCAGCGCGCTTCCGATCGAACTGAAAATGCTGCCCCCGCCTGCCGTGCCGCCACTGCTAAACAGCATCAGGAACGCCTTCTGCACCGCAAGCCGCGCGAATTCCCCGATGATGCTGCCCACCGCGCCTTTCAGCCCCAGCGCCTTGGCCGCGCCGCGGCTCAAACTCTCTTCCAGGTCGCGCGCACCGCCCACTGCAATGCGCTCGAACGCGTCGTTAATGTCGCCTGCTTCGGTTTTCAGATCGTCGAGATATTGCTGGCCGGGAGAAAGATTGCCGCGATCGAGCGATCCGCGCTCATTGACCTGGCGGGCTTCAAGGTTGCGCCGCGCCTGCGCAACATCGAGAATCTCGCCACGCGCGATGGCTTCTTCCAGCACCTTGCGCTCGATCTCCTGCTGCGCCGCCAGAATGCGCCGCTCGATCTCGAGGCGCTCGCGCCGCGTGACTGCCAAATCAGCGCCACTTTCCAGCGTTCTCTGATGATCATCGAGCGCGTCCAGATCCATGCGCAACAGCTTTTCATTCGTATCCCTGGTCTCGTCGGAAATCCGCTTGCGCTCATTGGCATTGACCAGTTCGATTTGCGCAGCCGCCATGCGATCATTGATGGCGATCTGTTCGGCCTTTTGGCTGCGGGTGATCTTATCGGACTGCTCAACCCGAAAATTGGCATCCTTGCGGTCCGCCTCGATGCGCATCCGCTGCGCTTCTGCCATCGCATTGCGGTCGTCCTTCGCCTCGGCTTCGGCCAGCGCCAGCGCAGCCGTCGCTTGCTCGATCTCAACGGCATAGGCGTCGATCGCCCTGGCAGATTTCTCCCCACCGGAAAGCAGCGCTTTCGTCACGCGCGGCGCCACCGCGGCGGCCGTGAATTCAGCATCCGCGCCAAAGAACTTATTCTGACGCCGCAAGGATTCCGGCGCGGGATTGAATGCCGAGGTGCCAATAAAGGCGCTGGCCGGGGCACGCACACGGGGTGTCGCAGACGTGGGCGCAGGACCGGCCTTCACCCCTTGGGATACCCCGGTGCGCACCGTGAAAAGTCCGCCAGGCGCTTCGAATGCCACATCGCCAGCTTTGTTCGGCGCATTGCCGATCCGTACCCATTTGGCATAGGCGTCGGCCGCCTTGATCGCTTTGTCCGCCAGCTTCGCAAGCGCCTCGACCAGCCTCAGAATCTGATCGGCATTGTCAGCCACCACGCCCGCGATCCGCGCTTCCAACACCTTCTTCACGTCGGCCAACTTGTCGGCTGCGGCATCGGCGTTCGCGATCTGCTGGGGTGTCAGCTCGATACCCAGCCGCTTATAAGCGCCCGCCAATTCGTTGATGCCCGCCGCCCCCCCTTGCAGCGCCGGGATAAGCTTAAAGGCGGCCTTACCGAATAACTCGGTTCCTTTCGCGTTCAACAAAACGGGAGATTCCAGTTTAGAAAGACCTTCAGCAATGTCGGGCAGGATGTCGCCCGCGGTTCGCAAATCGCCATTGGCGTCGCGGATATTGACGCCCAAATCCTTGAACGACTGCCCCTGATTTTTGCCGCCTGCCGCCGCCTGACCCAATGTTTTGGTCAATTTCTGCAGGCCCGCGTCCATCTCGTCCTGGGAGATGCCGGTCTGCGTCGCCACATAGCGATAGAATTGAAGGTCGCCGGTCGTCACGCCGAGCTGATCCGCCACTTCCTGCAGCGATGAGGCATAGTCCAGTCCCGCGGCGGCGGCCCGCACGATGGCATCCACGCTGAACGCAACGCCGAACGATGCGGCAATGCCGATCAGGCTGCCGCCCAAGGCGCTCACCTTGGTACGGAGGCCATCCACCCCCTTGCCAATGCCGGAGAGTCCGGTGCCCGCCTTCAGGAAACTGCGATCGACCTTGTCCATCCGGCGCTCGACGGTCTGTTCGAATGCGGCCACCTGCCGTTCGCCCTTGTCCAGGTTGCGCCGGAGCAGCTCCACCGAGGCATCCACCTGGAGCAGCAATTGCTTCACATCGCTGCCTGCCATCGATCAGTCCTCATCGTCTCGGATATTGGCCGCTTTCCAGACCTCGTAAGCGGCCCAGAATTCATGCGGTGTGGATCGCCAGAATGCGCTGGGAGACCAGTGCAAATGACATGCAGCGAAGCCTGCTAGGCGGCGGCGGGGGTCTCCGTCGTCTTCATCCCCGTCGCCGTCGCTTCCCCCGGTGTAGAACCCCCGGTCGTCGCCCGCGCGAGCACGATCGCCAGGCGCGGCTGCACCAGGATCGTTCCGGTGTCATAGATCAGCTCACCGATCCGTTCGGCCTGCACGCCGGCGATGCTCTTCACATCCGTCTCCCGGCCCCATGCGCGGATATATTCGGTCGTGACGATCGCCATCTGACGCAGGGTCAGCGCGCCATCGTCGGCGAGCACGGCCAGATCGAGCAGGGATTTTCCGGTCTGCTCTTCCACTGCCAGGGTAGCCTCGTAACTGGGGCGAAGCACATACTCGGTGCCATCCAGCGTCAATGTGACCTCGCCCCTGAGTGCATTGGCCGTCATGCGTCTTTGCCGCCTGCATCGGCGGGTTCGATCTTGGCCGCTGCCTCGGCTGCCGGAGCATAGAGCTTGCGCGCCTCGATCGACACAGCCGTGACGCCGGCTGCGGCGATTTCTTCGGCCAATCCCTGCGAGACCACTGGTTCGCCCTCCTTCGCGTCAATGAAGGGCAGGATCGCGCGGGCGACGAGATGGGCCAGCGGCGAGCCCGCAAGAATCTTTTCCATCTCCGCGGCTGAGCAGCCGGTGGTGGCCAGCAACTCCGCGTCCAGATCCTTCGGTTTGCGAACGCGATAGGTTTTATCACCAATCTGAACCGTCATGACCTTCGCTCCTTAGCCGAGTGTGTCGATGGTCGGCGCGGCTGCCAGCGTGAGCTGAAAGGTGCACTTCACCACATCATTCTTGCTGAAGTCAGTGTCCAGGTTGCCGACATACATGGATGCGGCAAACACCACGTCCGCGGGGGCAACGCCGGCGGACCCGCCCTTGCGGATCTGAAACAGCACCGGGGCCGAGCCTGCGCCGACTGTCTCCAGCCGGGTATAGCCGGACGCATCGGGAAGGTTCGGATAAATTTCGGCATCGATCGTCAGGCTCTTCAAACCTGGCGCTTGCGTGCCATAGGGAAAATCATCTTTGGTTGCCGTATCGATCTGACCAGCCTGACGGCTGATTTTCAGCGTCGTCTGTCCGAGGATCTGGGCCGGCGTGCCTGGAGTGGAACTGTCGATCCACAGCCGATAGTCATTGCCAAGCTTCTTTGCCATGATCGGGGTCTCCCATTAAAAAGCCCGCAAAAGCGCGGGCCGGCATCGTCAGAATTCGAAAATCGTGGATCAGTCGGCCAGCGCCATGATGCGAAACCGTGAAGTGCCGACATAGTTTTCGCCATCGGGCAGCAGCACCGCGCTCTGCGATACCCAGAGCGGACGGATCGTGAAGCCCGGCATCATGATCGCCTTGCCGTTCAGCGCCGCCTTGATCCGGGCCTGCGTGATCAGCACCGGTTTGCGTTGCTGCGTCTGCATCACGGTCGTGATCTCAAGCTCGATGGCTTCGTCCAGGTCGTCATCTTTGGTCGAAATGCTGTCGTCGGAATCCAGGTCGCCGATGATGATCACGGGCGGCGCGGTATCTTCCGGCACATGTTGATAGATCGGAATGCCGATTGCGGCAGCGGTCAGTTCGGTGAACACACCGATCTCGATCGCGTCCATCGCTTCACTCATTGCCGGCGCCCCTTGCGGCCGCACCCAGGATTCGCTCCCAGACGGATGCGAGCCGCTTGTTCAGCACGGGGAGAAGATATGATCCCGCCCCTGTGATCGATCGATCCCCTGCGCGCGCGCTCACGCGCATCAGATAACTTGAAACCGCGCCGCTCTGCGTGCGCCGGTTTGCCTTGGCCGTCTGCGCCTTGCGGCCCCAGTTGAGGATATAGCCATAAAACAGCTTGCCGCGCGCCCTGGGCGATCCCAGCACACCCACGCGAAGCTTGAGCGATTTTCGTAATACCTTCCATTTAACCCCCCGTCCCAGCGCGCCTGTGCGCCGGCGGACACGCGCGCGCATGACGCCCGCCAGATCGCGACCACTCAGCTCGAGCACGTCCGCAAATTCCTCGCGGGCCGATGCCGGAATATTCTTCATCAGCCGGCGAAAGGTCTTGCCACCCTTTGTCCGCGAACGTCGGGCCATTAGACGAGCAGCCCGCTCTCGCAGAGGCAGAGCATTGCCGCGCGGTCCTTCGGGTCAGGCATCACGGCCTTGATGTCCAGCAGCCGCGCTCCCCAGCGGAAACGATGCTTGGTCGTCAATCCCGCACGCGTCCTGATCGTTACGCGCCATTGCTGAACGCTACGCTGCACCCCTGCGGCCAACGCCTCGTCGCCGCTCAGGCCCACAACCTTGCCCCATAGTTTCGGCTCTTCAACCAACCAGCTTGTCACCTGTCCGCCTTGGCCATTGTTCGCGCTGGTGAGCTGCTCCAACGTCAGCAGCTCTGTCAGATCGCCCGCCGCCGGCATCAGAGGACCGGCCTGTATTTGTCGAGAATATCCATAGCCGTCTGCGGAACTTCGACCATGCTCCCTGCCGCGACAGCCTCGCGGTTCGCGTGCCAATGGGCCACCATCTGAAGCATCGCCACCTTAAGCGCCTGTGGAACTGCGTCCGCTTCATAGCCGGCAAGATAGGCGACCTTCACGACGCCGTTGCGCCGCGTCTCCGGCCAGGCCGTCAGAGGATAGATTTCCACGGGTGCCGCATCCGCATCGTAAACGGCGTCGACATAGGTCTGCGCAGTCCCGTCGCTATCCTTATAAGTTATGCCGCTGATCGAGGCCACGGGACGCCAGAGCAGCATGATGGGCGAAGCGAAGTGGCGGAATGTTTCAGTCACTGTGCGCTGCATCAGCACATGGCCGGTATGCACCTCCGCAAATTCCCGTGCGGCCACGATATAGCCAGAGATCAGATCGTCTTCGCTATCGTCCAGCACGCGGCACTGCGCCTTCGCCAGCTCCAGTGAGATCGGCTCTTCAATGATCGTCTCGGCGATCGTGGCGGTAGTATAGGCCGCATAGGCCTCGGCCACGTCTTCATCGGGCACTTCGGGGCCAATCCCGAGGATCTCGCGCATATCGTCGATCGTCATTGCAGCGCCTCGAATGTGGCGAGGTAAAACCCCGGATTATCAGGCGACTTCCAAACCGATATCCGGATGGTCTCCCCGTTCAGCAGCGCGCCGTTCGCCGACTCTGGCTTTTTGGTGCGGATGTTGGGCTGAAACGAAAGCACCCCGTCGGAAACCCCACAAAGGCCATTATGCACCCCCGCGATGATGAGATGGCCCTGCGTCCCATTATCGATTTTCATTGCTGCCTCACGGTCAGGACGGCCGTCCGCTCATAATCCTTGTAAGGATCCGCAGAGGTGCGGATCAATGCAGCCACGCCAACGTTGATGCCGCCGCCGGCGAACGCCGCGTCGCCTTGGAATGCGTCGTCCACCAAAAACCACATCTGGATCTTCTTGCCCTCAGTATCGATGATCGGCAGCCGCTCCGCGCCCTCGTCGATTTCAACCCCCAACGCCGCGCCCGTGGCGGATATGGTCAGGCGCACGATCTCTGCGATCGTCTCGTCATCGGCTAGAAGGGCGCTCCAGTCGATCGCAAATGGGGCGCGATCGCTCGGGTCGAAATGCGCGGTCCAGGCGAACGAACCAATCGGCAGATTACCGCCGCGCGCCGCGTTGCCAGGAGAGGTCGTCACGATCACCGTGCGTTCGCTCGGCGCGGTCACCGCCCCTACGCCCGCCTCGATCTCGGTCGCGAACAGGCCGAGCGCGATTAAATGGGTCAGCATCGCACACCTTTCCATTGTCCCATTTTGACGCAGCATTTCCGCGGCATTGGACAGTTAATAATTTAGAAACCATAATCCCCGAATTCTTGGGGAAGATCTTTATGAAACGATTCGCGATACTTGCGGCCACGGCCGCGCTTGGATTTGCTGCGCCGGTAGAGGCTGCGACGATCGTTCAGACGGGCAATCTGTCAACAAGCGGCGGCGCGGGCCAGATCGCGAAATTCAATCCAGCAGCCGGCACGCTGCAACAAATCCTCTTTTCCATCGGCGGCTACGTCCAAGATCACATCGCGGTTTCCGGCTCGCCTGTTGGCGGACCGGTATCGTTTCAGTCTTCGTGGGGCGGTAAATTTGGGCTTTATGTTTCATCGGGCGGCGCAAGCGGCACGATCGGTGAGATCACGGATTTTGCGCCCGGCCTCGTCGGCCCGTTTGCGCCATCGTCATATTATGAGACTGCGGGGACCGCTTCCGGCAGCGCCTCTGGCTCGATCGACCCTCTTGCCCTGCTGATCGGCCCCGGCTTCGCTTCCATCTATGTGATAACCAGCCAATCCGCGGCCATGAACTACACGCAATTGACCGGCGCGCCGCACGGGATCACGCAGATCACGGGCCGTGGCGACAATGCGGTCATGAATTATTCGGTTACCTATGTGTACGACGACAGCGCGCCAGCGGTCCCAGAACCCGCCACCTGGGCGATGATGCTCATCGGCTTCGGGGCCATTGGCAAATCTATGAGAGCGCCGCGATTTCGGCGGTCACCTGTTCGATCTCAGCCTCTACGTCTGTGACGAGCTTTTGGCAGCGCGCCACGGCTTCCGCCCGCTGTTCTTGATTTGCAAACGAGCGCGCTTGAATCAACGAATGCCTGAAAATCGCCAGATCGTTTTCAAGCTGCGCCTTTTTTGCCAATAATTCATCCATGTTAAACATCCTTAAATCGCGGCTTGGGCTTCAAGGAAGCCTGCCCATTTGGGCGATTCCTCTAGCGTCGCGTTCTGGTTTTTCTTTGCCCCCCATGACCCATAATATGGGTGCGGTTCGCCAATGCTATTGAAGAAGCACAGCACATCGCCAAAATCAGAAGCCCAGCGCAATAGCCCATCTCTGATCAACTCACGCATCCGATCATCCGTTTGGAAGGCTCTCAACTTGGCCTCTTGATCAGGCGTATATCCATTCTCTGGAAATACCACATGCTGTTGCCATTCGTAGCATATCGCACGAAGGCCAGCCGCTTTATAAGCGGCATTTGTAGAAGCGTAATTGTTCCATGTCGTGTTCATCATGCTTCGCGCTGTGGCGAAAATTGTTTCCAGCGAACCATCGAACATAGAAGGAGTCATGCTTCCACCGAAGTAGGGTGCGTTACAGATAGCATCCGTGCGCGTAGCGCCGCGCTGCGTCACAAGATTCAGTTCGTTGCTGGTCCCCATTGCAGTGATTACCCGCACAAAGCGTCCTGTGGGCGCGCCGAGGCTGTCCAATATTGTCATCTGTCGCTGATGCTGAAAAGCCTGCTCGTTGCGCGTTGCCATCGCGCCGCCGCCGTCGGTAAATTCCTCTAAAGTAGCACGACCATTGTCATACGCTTTCTGACGCGCCCTATGGTAGAGTCCGAATGCGGCGTTGCCCCACTCGTTTCCGACCTCGGCGTAAAGTGTAATTCCAGGGTTGACTCCGTTATTTAGGGCCGTGAAGAAGCCACGAACATAGTCGTCAGATGCAAAAGGCGGGGTGTTGACCCAAGCATCTTTTCCAACCGCGTTGATAAGTGTGATGACGTTCTCAATGGCCATGCCATACGGACGAAAAACATTTAGCCTTCCGTTGGGAGTGCGCTCATCCCAGTCGCCTTCAAATGTCTGAAGGTTGTTCGTATTCAAAAAATCCATCAGACGCATTGGGCCATTAAATTCATTCTGACGCGCGATAAACTCAGGCGTGAACAAATCGACCGTGGGGTCCCGATCAAGCTCGCACGCAACGATGTTTCGCATGTGATTGGCTGGATTGGTGGAATGGACATGAAACATCACCCGCTTCGGGCCGGTCCAATCGTGCCCATAGGTAAATTGCCTGAAATTGGCTCCGGATGTCTCTCCGGTGACCGTGACGCCATCAGCCAAAAGGCTAGTTACCGCCTCACCATCCCACTCGACACGAACAACTGATCCCGGTGTATCGGGTCTGGTTATGCCTGCGACAAGATGGCCTGAAGGATTATGTGTCCCATTTGGTGAACTAATAGGCTCACCATCGAGATTGATGTGCGCTGATCCGGGTAGCGCCTCGGGATTGTCGAGCAGAGTCCCGTCTTGCCAGCCTGATGCGAGTAAAAGATTGGTATAGGCTCGTTCGTATCCATAAGAGCTAAGGCCGGCGAGGTTCATGCCGAACTGAGCAGGTGCCGGAACGGTTATAATTGCTGTTTTATTGATTGTCGGATTGTCATTAAGAATAGCTTTAACCGTGATAGCGCCGACGCTTCCGCCGATTGGCAAGGTCCGCAAGGTGGCTTCACCCGCAACTGTGTTGGTGAGCAAAACCGCATCGTTCTCGGAGCCGTTGTTCAACGTATATTTATAGCCGGATGGCGTATCGCTGTAGAGAATGTCGATTTCGAACCAATTGTTAGCAATGTCATATCGAACATCAGGGATTCGAAGATCGACACCTCCAACGCCATAAATGATATTGCTAGCAGCGCCCCCAGAGGCTTTAGCGAAGCTGACACCCGTGCCTCGATCCGGCTGAAACGTGTTGACGGATGATCCAGATATCACAGATGCAGGAACTAATTCATCATCAAGATACAGGCCTAACGCGCCGTTAGTTTCCACACGGGCTTCTATTACTGAATACAGGTTCCATGCTTGAGGTACGGCCTGATAAATCCATGGCCCCAGCCCAGTGGTGCTTAGAACGCCGTCGATAACTCTATGTAAAGTGAAGTGGTCGCTATTTCCGCGAGCGTAACACCAGCCATTATTGATATCGATCATGTTCAGATACAGGCGGAAATCATGATCGACGCCGCCAGTATCAAATTTGACGAAATGAGCCTCTACACCGGTGTCTCGGAAGCCGATATTGGTCGAAGACGCTATTACTGTTGGGGGAACCTGTGGGTTCGGGATAAAGGTACCCGGCGCAGGCGTAGGCGTAGGCGTAGGCTGCCGGCGCAGCGCCACCCGCCTGAACGATTTACGACGCGCCAGGACCATTACGGCAGCGTCGCCGGCAGCGGCCAGACGCCAGCCTGCGCGATCTTGATGCTCCCCAGAGCGCCGGCTGTGACGCCCTTGTTGAACGAGACCAAAAACGGCATCCCCGCCGCGCCGGATGGCAGCGCCATAGTGCCCGGATAGCGCATTTTCAGTATTTCGGTTACCGTCGGCACCAGATTAGCCGCAGGGGTCACGGCACCGGTATTGTTGTCATAGCCGCCCAGCGTCGCGCCGTTCAATTGCAACATGAACCCGTTGCAGCCGATGAGATTTTCAATCTGCACGAGCGCGCTCGCATAGCAAAGAATGCCAGCGCCGGGCGAAGCAAAGCCGCCGCCGCCCATCCCGAGCGAAACGGATCGCCCCTGGGTCAAAGTGGTGGTGGCAGTGAAAGTCAACTTCTGCGCGACATGGGTCACGCCATCGACGACAATCGTGTCCTTCGCGGCGACGCAAGTGATTTCGCCCGAGCCGTCACCGCCCATATCCCAGCCTGTCGCGACATTGCCGGTGACCCCGGTGCCCTTGCCGCCCGACGTCCCGATGAACGCACCGCGGTCGCCGACCAGATTCCCATAGGGCTGGTCGCTGGCATTGTAGTTTCCGATCTGGCCGACCGCGATATAATCAACGACCGGGACGCCGAGGATGTCCATCATCACGTCCCATTTGTCGCGAGCCGCGCGCGCGCCGAATGTGCTGGGATGGAGTCCATCAAAGGTGACCGCCGTAGCGCCGCCGCCCGCACCACCGATCAGACCGTTCGTCGCGCTCGTGTCGTCCAGAAACTCGGGATACAGATCCATGTAATGGATGCGTGAATCGACCGTCTGCCAATAGCGATAGAGCGCATTTGTGTGCATGTAGTTTCCGGCCGAACTTGCGCGCGGGAGAATGGAAACCACGATATATTTCTTGGCATTGGTCTGGCCGACGAACGATTTCACGTTCGCAAACGTCTCGTTATAGGCGGTCGACCCCCGATCGTTCGTGCCGATCTCGATCACGCAAATGTCTGGCGAAATGGCATTCACCGCATTGCGCACCAGCGCGGTATTCATGTCCGGCGTGTTGGTGCCGAATGTCGTGGTCGCAGCGTGGCCGGTCGTAGCGCCGGACCATGATCCGCTGCGGGCGAGGTTGTAGGAGTCGTTCGAGCCGTCCCACCCTTTGTTGTTCCAGGCATAGAGCCGAGGCTTTCGGACCTGCGCCCAAAACCACGGGCTACTAAGCCCATTGCCGGCGATGGCCGCGGCAATGCTGTCGCCGACAACGACGATCTTGGGCGGGCGGCCGAAGGATGATGCTGATGCGGCTGCCGATACCGGCTGCGTGACGGGGCCACCCATTATGCGGTCCTCTCGGTCACGCGCGCATTGCCGGTCGCGCTCGCCCAATAGCCCTTGACGATGCCCTTCCAATCGTCGGGAATCTCGAAGATGCCGCCGACCGCGCTGGTGCCCATGCCGTCGATCGCATAGCTGTAATTCGTGGCGCTCGCCGTGCCGCTGCCAAGCAGGATATAGCAGATCGCCGTGCTTTCATTGACGATCGACCCACCCATACGGTTGGCATTGGCCGCGAGCAGGGTGGTGGATGCCGCTGCGCCTTCCACCGTGCTGGTCGTGCCGGTCGTGGAGCCTGCCATGCCGACGGCGAACACCGCGTCGGAGGCCGGGGCCATCGACATGCTGAGCGCCGCGGTCTTGGCACCGAGCGTCGCGGGGAGCTTGGCGGACATGGCGCTGGATAAAGCCTCAAGGCCATCAACATAGCCGTTCAGCGCACCGATCAGCGTTTCGAGCGTGTCGGTGTTCGCGTTGCCCGTCGTCAGGGCAGCATTCGTGGCCGCGACAAGCGCTTCCAGGCCGTCAACGAACCCGTTCTGCGTCGTGAGCAGCGTGTTCGTGGATCCGATGAGCGCCTCCAGTCCATCGACGTTGTCGACGATGGACTTCAGCCGCCCAGCGATCGACAGCGCGTTTGGCGAGGCAGTGAGATCGCCGAGGATATTCTCGCCCGCCCAATCGGCGATAAGGTTGGCCAACGCCAGACCTTTCACGCCAAGATCGAGGCCCGCCAGCGGATCGCCCGCCGTTGTCGTAATGACCGGTTCAAGTGCCATGGATGTGGCTTCCTTTAAGCCGCGATGATCGCGGTGGTGGCGAGGCTTTTTGCTTTGACGCGGACGCCGTTAGCCAGGGCCGTGACGGCGCAACGCAACGTCGCACCAACATCGCCGGCGGCGAGCACACGGGTCGCCGCCGTGGCGCCGCTGATGGGCACGCCATCACGAATCCATTGATAGGCGAAGCTCGGTGCGCGGCTCCATGTGCCCGTCGAACAGGTGAGCGTCTGTCCCTGTGTTCTGGTGCCGGTGATGGCGGGTAGAGCGGAATTGACCGGCGCTTTCCCGGCGGCATCCGCGGCGGCGCGGCGGGCTGCTGGCGTCCGATACATCTCAGCCGCTCTTCTTAGGCGCGGCAACCTTTTTCGGCGCGGGCGTCTTGTTCTTGTTGACCGCCGCCATTTTGTTATCGAGCGGGGCAGCCTTCTTGGTAGCCAGCTTGACGGCACCGGTGCCGATCAGCCTGGTCGCGTCCAGGTGCGTCACGGTCCGAATATCACCCGGATTGAACTCACCGTTGTTCATAGTGCGCAGCACTTCAACCTTGACCTCGTCGGTCATGATCAATTCCTTTCGATGGATGAAACGGGGCGGGCCGAAGCCCGCCCACTGCATCAGACGTTGCCGAAGTCGCCGTAGATCAGCGCGCCGGGCTTCTTGACTGCCAGCGCCACACGCTCTTCGCAGCGCATGGTGTAGAGATTCTTTTCGAAATCATCGGAATTCTCCGACGCGATTAGAACCTCGGGTGCCATGCGATCGTAAAGCGTCTGCAGTTTGAAACCTCCGACAAGAAACTTGTCGATCGTCATAGCCGGCGTCGCCACGACCGGCTTGGCCCAGAGGCGTGGCCCGGCAAGCTGCTGCGGATTGGCGAAAATATATCCGCCAGCAGTGTCTTTGGTCAGCTCGATCGCCGCCCAGTCGGCGTTGTTCATCACCACGCCATCGGTCGGATAAAGCGCCAGCTCCGCCTGCAGCAGCGCAATGCGGATGATATCGATCATCGTTTCGGTGCCCGCCGGATTGATCGGCGCAGCATAGGCTGTGGCGTTGGTCACGAGGCCCGAAAGATGCTGGCCGGTACCATCGCCGGTAAGCAACTCGCCCTCTTCCGCATAGGCCAGTCCGTAGCGCATCTCGGCATCGACTTCGCCTTGGAGCTGCACGGCGTCGTCCATTGCCTGCCGCGTGATCTTGGCAAGGTGGGCGATGACACGAACGACTGCGTTGACCTGTTCCCAGACATAAGTCGACGTTGGCTTGGTCGCGCCCTCGGCTACGACCGCCGCATTGTTCGTGCGTGTGGTCTGGCGCGCATAGTCGATCGAACCGCTGGTGGTGGCGACGACGCTAAGCAGATCCCGCACGGTCATCTGCCGCTGCGGGAGGCTGGTAACCGTGTTATCGCGGTCGGACCATGCCGTGCCCGCCTGGGCGGCCGTGATCGCCTTCACGCGGCCCCACGGCAGACCCTTCAATTCGAAGCGCGCACTACCTTGATAGCCCCCGCCCTGGAACGACTTGAACTTGTCGGATCCGGCAACCTGCGCACCGTATGACTTGCTTTCGTCTTCATCGCTGCCAGGCTTCCGCGCCATCTTTTGTTCGAGCGCTGCCAGCGTTTCGCGCATGGTATTGATCTCGGTCAACACCTTGTCAGTCGAACTTTTTGTTTCTTCACTCAGTCCGCCGGCCTTCTTTGCTTCCGCCAATGCGTCGTCGGCGGTTTTCATGACCAGCTTGTGCTTTTCGTCGATCGACTTGCGCAGCGAATCCGCCAACTCTTCCACGGTTTTACCGGTCGGATGATCCTCGGCGTCACGCATATAACGACCCATGCGCCGCTCGCTCTTTGTCATGGGGCCGAGATGTCTGGGCGATGCGGCCAGGATCGCGAGCATCACGCCGCCATCGCCGAAGGCGCTGATGGCATGGGCGGCCGCCGGCATGGCGGCCATGCCGACCAGGATGAGGCAAGATACCGCGAGTGCGGTAATAAGGGATTTCGTCATGTCAGTGTCTCCAGAGGATTAAGGTCAAGCGCGCAGGCGTTCGATAAACCTGCGCATGTCGTCTGCTGCTTTTCCTCCAGGCTCCCCCTGAAGATGCTGCTTGGCCGATGCGGCGATCGCTTCAGCCTTGCTCCGGGAGAAACCTGCATCCCGCAGGAAACCCTCGAATTCACGGAGAGTCGGCATTTTGCCGGCCTCCAAACACGATTTGATTTCGTCGATATGAGCCGCGCGCCCAAGCGCCCCGAAGGTCACGATCGATACTTCGCGCAGATCGAGCTTCTTCAAGATGGTCACCCCGTCCTGGCTTCGATCGGGTGCCGTCTCGATTTCGCGGTAACCGATCGACAATTCGTCCAGCGCACCTTCGCGCACCAGGCCGTAGGTCTCTGCCGCCTTGGGTGACACTTCAATCAGCAGCCGACCTTTTACGCGCAAACCCTTTTCATCCTCGGCCAGTTCGTCCCAGACCCCGATCGGCTGCCAGCTATCATGCTGAAGCAACATCTTGATCGAACGCTTTTCCTTTTTGGCCGATGCCAGGGATCCTTTGAATGCGCCCGGTGCAACCATCTCGCCATAGCTGTCGATCACGTTGAACGCGGACGCATAGCCCTCGATCACGCCATCTTCGCCTAACGCCTTCACGTCGAGCGCCAGGCCGCTGTTTTTCTGGAGCATGGGCAATTCCTAGTCGGAGATCAGGGGCGTCGTGCCCGTGGCCTCTGTGATCGGTACGTTTTGCATCTGGAGCCGGGGAACATCGCCGCCAGGCACTGGCGGCAGATTTTCGAACCGGCGCACTTCGTTGATGGTCAGCCATCCCTTATCGAGGCCGGAGCCGTAGAAGGATGCCCGCCCCGCGCTATCGCCGCGCAACAAACCTTCAAGGTTGAATTCGATCTTGATGCCAGCGCCGCGATCCGCAGCGGTCAGGAGCTGCTGCTCCAGCGACTGCTCGATGCGGCGCAGGCGACGACGCAGCTTGAATTTTACGAAGCCCAGCGTCTGCTGTTCAAGGCCGGTTCCCCAACTTGTCGATTTCTCTGTATGCCCGATCATGAACGGCGGCACGTCGAAAAACCGGCAGACCTCCTCCACTGAGAAACCCCGCGATTCCAGCATCTGGGCGTCGTCGGGATTGATCGTGAGCGCTTCCCATTTCAGCCCATTATCCAACAGCATGGGCCGCCCGCTGTTGAGCGCCCCCGCGAATTTCGATTGCAGCAAACCTTCAGCTTCTTTGCGTTTTTCCGGCGGAAACATCTTGTCCGATGTCAGGATTCCGCTGGATACGATGCCGTTGCGAAACATGGAACCTGCCGTGCGGTTTATCGCTTTCGCCAGGCCAAATGTGTTTGCGCCAGCGGCGATCGTCGATAATCCACCAAGGGGCGATCCGCCGAACCCACGGATATGCAGCACGTCCGCCGACGAATATTTTTCGCCCTTATACTCATATTCGATTTCGCCAGCGCCATTGCGACGAACACCCGTCCAATCCCAGGCCATCGGCTCCAGGGCAACCACGTTGCCGCCAACGCCAAATGTCTTCAACGCGACAGCATTGCCCTTGAGCTCAATGCTGGCCTGCGCCCCCTCCCAGAAATCCAGAGGTGTCTGCTCCGCATTGGGTGCATCGTGCAACAGACGATACAGCGGGTGATCACGCGCCACTTCCCGATCGTTCGCGTGGTTCGTTCTATAAACCATCAGCGGCAACGAGGCGACGTTACCTGCATTCAAATTGACGCACGCCCATGCGGCTGACAGCGCCAGGACGTCCATTTCCTCGACGCGCTCACCGCTGTCACTGGGACGATTGTCGATCCGCGACGTCCCGTCCGTCACCACGAAGCGGCGGAAATAGCTGAGCATATTGCCGACGACGCTCACGCGGCGAGGCTTTCCATCCAGGCGTCGATCGATCCCGCCGCCTCCGGGTTGCGCTCAAGCAGTTTTGTCGCGTTGAAAACCGCGATGAGCGGATCGATCTTGGCTTTGCCTGCCGTCTCTTTCGTGATCAGCACGGCATTGCCCCTCTGTTCCGCTTTCGCATTGCCGACGCACCAGGCCATCATGTCCGTCCCGCCATGCAGCGCGCTGCGATCTTTCAATTTACGCTCGAGGCTCCACACGGCGGATGCCAGACGAAATCCTTGACTCACCGGCACCATCTGGTCGTCGGTGAAGCCTTCGTTCGAAAGCGCGTCGATCAGTACGCCGACGCCTTGAGGATCTAGGCCGATTGCCGCCTTATCGGGTAGCAGTCCGGTGTCTTTGACATCGGCCAGCAGCGCTGAAATTTCAGTAATATCCTGTTCAACGGTGGTGCAGATGACCAGATCACCTTGCTCCGAATAGGTTCGCAGGAGCGGCGCGATTTCCTTGCGCATATCCAGCACGGATTCCTGCACCCATGCGCGTGTCCAATAGAGCCAGCGTTTCGTGACTTTCTCGCGACCGGCAACGCACAGGCCGAATAAATCGTCCAGGCCGCCACCATCAATTCCGGCCACCACCACCTCACTACGCGCCAGCAACGAAGTCAGATTAAGCTCCCGTTCGCCAGCATCCTCCCAATAATCTGCGCCACGCCACCGGTCTCGCCGCAGCTTCAAGCCAATCTCGACGTTCAGATGCTTGGCGAGGAATATCTGCTTTCCTTCGCCGTCTCCACGCAGCTCTTTGCGAAGCTCGTCCTCCAGCCATTGCTGGTTGACCGATCTCCCCAGGTTGGGATTCGTGACGTAGAAATTATCCGGTTCGAGATATGCCTCGGATTCGATCATTGCTTCGGGCCATTCGTAGAGCACGCCCAAGCTCGATCGATCGTCAATCAGGCCGTCGCGCACGTCCCGGAAATATTCCAGCTTCGATTTGAAGATCCCCGCAGGCGCTTCGTCGCTATGCGTCGTGAGATAGATCACGAACCCTTCCGGCCTAGATACCAGGCCGCCGGTCGCCTCACGCAACATGGCGTCGGCACCCGATTTTTTTCCGAAAAGCCACAGCTCGTCCACCAGGACGAATGCCGCCTTCTTTCCCGAAACAACTTCTTTGTCCGCCGCCACGATCTTCAGCTCGGCATTGGTCGTGCGATGTTTGATCGTGCGCTTATGATCGATCACTTGCAGCAGCTCGGTCAACTCGGGATCCGCGCGCACCATGTCGGCTGCCGGATTGAAGCAATTGTTCGCCACCTCCATCGTTGGTGCCAGCACGAGCAACTCGGCCGACATGCGCCAGTTGCGGATCAGAGCAGTGAGCATGATGCCCGCCGCGATCGTCGATTTGGAATTCTTCTTGCTGATCAGCAGCAGGAATTCGCGGATCAGCCTTTGCGCATTTTCCGGATCATAAGCGCCAAAGATGGCTGATACGAAGTCGAACACGAACTGATCGCAGGCTTCGCCGAACGTCGGCGACCCCTGCGCATCGACGATCCGCAGTCCCTTGAACACGGCTAGTGCGGCTGCAGCCTCGTCCGGGAAGAGCGGGGCGAAGGGAATGAGTGATTCCCCCTCCACGATGCGGTCTTCCCAATCCGTACAGGCCGTTGACCACTGCATCAGTTGATCAGCCTGGGCGCGGGCGGTGTCGCATATTTGCCGCCGACCTGTCCCGCCGCCTCGCGCTGCATCTCCTTTTTGCCTTTCGGTGCCGTCCGCTCGGGCCTGCCGCGCTCGGAGACGCGGGCCGCCAGCTTCACCAGGTCATGCTTGTCCAGGCGTTTGAACAGCTTATCGACCGCAGAGACGTTTCCCTTGTCAACCTCCGTCAACAGCGACCCCAGCAGCTTGCCCTCTAGGCGGTGGCGGGCTTCCAGACGGGATCGCAATTCTCGAAAATAATGCTTCTTCAGCGTGGGCGTGGAGATCGAAAGCGCCGCGGCAATTTGGTCTTCGTTCTTGTCGAACGCAGCCAACACCATGACTTTCCGCCGATTTTCCAGCGTCACCAAATGCGGCGGCCGCCCGCGCTTGCCCATGCCTTCCGGAATGGGATCGCCCAGCAGGTCAAAATCCCAGTCCGACATTAAAAAATCTCCGCGTGAGGGGGACGGCGGTGATGGCCGCATAGGTCTGCAGACTTTTAACACCCCCCCCGGCTCAGGCTTGACCTCGTGCCCTCCTGCGCCGCGCGGCAGCCGTCTTCTGTTGATGGTGCGTAAAGCACAGCAGCTCGATGTTGGACCGCTCCAGATCGGCTCCGCCGTCTTTGCGCTCGACTATGTGATCAGCAATGATCCTTTCGACCGAGACGCATCCGTGCCGCTGGCATCGCGATCCGCGTTCGCGCTTGATCGACGCGACCAACGATCGCCACTCCTTGCTCTGATAGAACGGGTCCGGGATCTTCGGTGCCGGACGCAGCCGCGGCTCCAACGCACGCAACCGAGGCGGCGCGCTCTTCAATCGGCCCATGTGCTGTATCCAAAATGCCAGCGCCCGCCACGATCGAGACCGAGGCGGGCGCTGCAGGGTTCCGAGGGAGGATCGAAGCTGGTGAGCATCAGCATGACGCTCGCCCAAGCCTATCGGTCTATAGCCCTAAAAGGCCGCCAATGTGGACAAACATTATTTTCGCATATGCAGATAAACCCACTTGATCACGCGCACCCGAGGACTTTGGCCGCATTCAGCGCCTTGCATATGCTCTCGATCGCACGGCCATAACGCTTGCGCAGCCCATCGGACCCGAATTGCACGCCCATCGCCTTCTTGAGCGAACCCCAGGCCACCTGATTATCCCCCCGCGCGAGCCGCGAGACCGCCATTGCCACCAGCTTGCGGTCACGATCCTTCACGAACGCCATCCAGGCGAACGCCTCTTCCATCTCGGCCACATCACGGCGGGTGAGCGCAGCCGCGCGGGGCATAGCTTCGGTGTCGCCATAGTCGCCGAAGAAGTTGTGCCGAAGGACGTCCGGCCAATGCGCTTTAACATGAAGCCAGCTCGTCTCGCGATCTGGCATCCGCCAGCAGATCAGCATGGCGGCGATCAAACGCTCTTGCACCAGGTCGAAATCGAAGAAGCTCCCGCCCTCCCTTTCTTTTCGAGGGTCTAAGGGAGGATGTATTTCATTCTTTTCAATAAGATAAGGAGTATTAGGGAGCATGGGAGTGTATCCTATGGTTGTTTTGTGCGCGCGCCCGCGCCGGCGCATGTGAGGTGAGTGGTTGCAATGTGCCTCCCGCAAGCTCCCATCCTCCCTAAACGGCAGAAATCAGGGCTTCCCAAGGTGTCGCAATCCTCCCGTTCATGGCTCCGGACGGGAGGAAGGGAGCATCATGGCGGCAAATCGTCATCATAATCGGGATGCGGATGAGGGGGCGGGGGCGCAGGGAGGGGCTCTGCCGGTGGCGCTGCAGCGCCCGCCGGGGCCGCCACGATCGGCGCGCCGGCTGATGCCTTGTCCACATGTCTGGGCGGCCCCAGATCGCGTTCCACGGGTTTGCCCTCGTGATCGGTGAAGTCGGTGGCATCGTATCGCGGCAGGATATCGTGCCACTGCATCGTGCTCGCCTTGTTGATCTTGAAGCCCTTCTTCTGCATCTGGGCGTTGAGATATTTGGCGGACCATGCCTTGCCCGAGGCGGGCAGCAATTGCGCCCAGGTCTGCCAGGCTTCGAACAATCGGTGCAGCGCCGTCGCGCCCAGCTTGTCGCCCGGCGATCGCGCGACGCAGAGATCGAGGAAGGTCATCAGGATGTCGTTTTCCTCATGATATTGCTGCGTCGCTTCGATCATCTCCTGCGGCATCGGCAGCCCGTCGGTGAGATAGGCGAGCGCGCCCGCGATCATGCGGTTCAGCACACCGGATAATTCGTCGCGGATCTTGATCTTCAGTCGATCGTCTCGCTCTTCGGTCGGAATGATGACGCCCCACGGCACCACCTGCATTCGTCGCCGGATGCCGTAATCGGTGCCGATCCGGGGCAGGTTGTTCGCCATGATGGTGTTGGTGAAGGTCACCGGCAGTTCGAACGGCGGCTTCAGCAGCTCGCGCACGCCGCCGATCGGCTCGTCGCTGGTCAGCGATTTGACCAGCCCGTCGGAGAATTTGGAGCTGTCATCGGGTTCGTTCGCATAGACCATGCGCCGGCCCGCCAGGGCGGCCAGATCGGTCGTCGGCCCGCCGCCCGTGCGCTTCTTGCCGGCGTCCATGAAAGTATCGATGCCGGTGGTCCAGGCATAGTCACCCAGCAGCCATGCGTGCGTCTGCACCCACACGCCCTTGCCATTCTGGCCTTCGCCATGGAAAACAGCCATCTTCTGCGCATCGGCCAGGCCAAGCGCATTATAGCCGCCCCATCGATCGAGCCAGTCGCGCATCTCCACATTGGGCTGCACGCGCGCCAGAAAGGCATCGAACATCGGCGAGCACGCCTTGGGATCATAGGCGACCCGCGCGATCTTCGTCATGCGATCCTCGCGACGATGCCCGCGCTCTTCTACCCAGGCCGCCTTGTCGCCTTCCGGGCGATGGAATTGCAGCGCGCAATTCTGCAGATTGATGGCCAGCGGATCGCCGTCGAATTCATCGGTCTTCGCCGAAAGCCGCGCCTCCGCCATCTTGGCGATGCACGTGATATGGCCAGCCCCTTCCGACGCGCGCCCCCAGGCACCCACCTTGTCGGAGAGCAGCACGATATCGCCATTGCTCTTCACCTGGACGATCGCGTCATGCCGCGGGCTTTCGCCACCAGTGTCGCGCGCCAGTAGGCGCTGGCGATACCACATGTCGGATTTGAGCTTCTTCTTCTTCTTGATCAGGTCGCGGATGAAGCGCGTGCCGCCACCACCGTCATCCGCATCATCATCGTCATGCAGCTCGATATCGCCATCCTCGGGCGGAAAGGGCACGCCGCTCGATCGGATCAGCACCGATTCCTGCTGGATCGCGCGCATCGTATCCTGCACCGCGCGGCCGAGCAGTGGCATGGCCATGTCGCGATTCCAGCGCTGTCCGTCCCACGCCAGCCAGCCCCACGCCTCGACATAGAGGAAATTCTTGCCATAGCGCGCCAGGAAGCGCTCCAGATTGCCAAGGTCCGTTTGTGGCAGGAACCCGCATTCCAGCGTCAGATCGTCCGCCCAGCCCCCATCCTTGCCCGGCCCGCATCCTTTGTCCGCGGCCTTGGCCGGCGATCCTCCCCCGCGGGAGCTTTGCTCATATTCGTCGTCGGATCCGGGGCGGGGGGAAGGAGGGGATGAGGATGATGATGACGTTCGTTGGGCAGAGCTTGCGGGGTTCGATCGTCCCGCCCGCGTGCCCACGTCGGAAAGGTCGTGTGGATTGGCCATGCCATCGGCCAGCCCATTCTCCAGCGTCTTTTCCGCGCCCGCTGGATCTTCATTGTGCGCCATGCCGCGGATCACGCCCTGCAGGGCGGCTCGCACCACGGATTCCGCCAGCCAGCCGCCCGGAATATAGCCCCCCAGTTTCAGCGCCGCGAAATAGATGCCGTTGTTCCGGCCGCCATGCCGGCCGCCGCCGATCGGCGTGGCGGCCAATGTCGCGCATTCCTCGTTCAGCGCGGTCATGGCATATTTGCGGCGCACGGTATTGGCCGGATCGCTCATGTCCTGGCGCTGCGGCGGCGGTGAGGCCGGGCGATCCGGCGCAGCCTGATCCTCCCGCGCAGCTTTCGCTTTCGGGGATCGGAGGATCTCGATCAGCGCCGGCGGTGCTTCGGCGATCGCGTCGCCCAGCTTGCCGCGCAGCCAGCGATAGCGCGCGCCGGTTTCCTTCATCACGCTGGGCGGTGCGATCACATAGCCACCATGGCCGCGCACATCCACATGCCGGGGAAGGTTGCCGCGGTTCCTGATGTCTTCGCCCGCTGGCTGCTTGAAATACACATGCACGCCATCGCTCTGCGTCATGGCGGTCAGCGAAGGCGGCAGGGCGCACCCCATCTGGGCTTCCAGATCGGCCTTCAGCGATTCCAGCGTCCAGACCTCGCCGGATTCCGGATCTTCGCGCGGATCGAAATCCAGCACGAAGCAACCATTCACGCCCGTGGGCAAACCGATCAGCGCGTCGGGATGCTGTTTCCACCAGGCGCGAATGCGGGTTTCATCGGTCGTTGCATCCTTGAAGCCGGTGCCGGTGTAAGGCGCTTTCGCGCGGAAAACCTTCTCCTTGCCCCCGAATTGCTGAATGGTTTCATCCCGCTCGCGGCAGGGAAACACCGGCCAGCCATGGCGCGCATATTGCAGGGCCGCCGTGCACATGGGCGAGGGGAGTTGCGAAACAGTCACAGTCAGGAAATCCCCCCGAAAATCGGGCTAAAGCGGGTTTATCATCGGTGGCGCGCACGCCGGATCGAATGGGAGGTTAGAAGGGCACATCGTCGTCGAGGTCGGGCGACGCAGAGGGAGGATCCCGGTCTGGCACCGCGCCGCGACCACCCGGATCGGGTCGGTCAGCCACCTCGGCCTGCCGCCCGTCCAGCAGCTTCAGCAGCCCGGAATAGCGCTGCACCACGATCTCGGTCACGCTGCGCTCAACGCCATCCTTGGTCCATTTGCGCGTCTGCAGCTCGCCTTCGATCAAACATCGGCTGCCCTTGCGCAGATAGCGCGCGGCGATCCGGCCGATCTGCTCGTTGAAGATCACGATGCGATGCCATTCGGTGCGCTCCTGCGTCGCGCCGTCGCGATCTTTCCAGCGCTCGCTGGTCGCCATTGAAAAGGAGACCACCTCCACGCCGCCACCCGTCGTGCGGGTCACCGGATCGCCGCCCAGCCGCCCGATGATCGTGGATCTGTTCAAATCGCCGCTCATCCGTTCAATCCTTCCTGAAATCGGCCGCAATGCGGGCAGCGCCGCTCCGGTCCGTAAATGGCGTCGAATGCACCGCGGTTCGCGGCACGCCAGGCGCGCGCCCATGCGATGCCGGCAGCAACGTCAGGGCGTGCGGACTGCCCCCCCCCAGGGCGTGCGCAGATGAGGCACGCCGCGTCATATCTTGCTGCCTCCGCTGCAATTCCACGCGGCGATCGCCAGCGCATCATCGCGCACGGCGTCTTCACTCCGCGCGCCGGTCGCGCCGCATCCGGGGCATTCAACCCAGGTGGTTACGCCGTTTGGGGCGGGCCGAGTCCGGACGCTCGGCATCCGGCCGCACCGGCAACGCAACGCGCGCTCGCTCACGCGGCGTCTCGCCGCAGGGGCAATTGTCGCAGCGCGCCAATAAGTGACGCTGCAGGGCGAGGCTGCGGCGTGATAGAAGATTCGAAAATTGCGCCATATTTGCCTCGCTCAAGGGGGAGGCTGACGTCATTGCGTTCGAAAAGTGAATTTGTGGTAAATGCGAAACCTATTGTTAACCTATTTGTGCTCCGGCGCATTCGGTTAACGTCTTCTAAATTCTTCATATCATCGCCCTCACCGATGCAGCGATCCGTCGGCACGCCGTCAGGAAATGTGCCGGATTCTGCTCGATCCCGGTAAAGCGACGTCCGGCCTTCACCGTCGCCACGCCCGTCGATCCCGTCCCCATGAACGGATCGCACACGCTATCCCCCGCCACATTGCGGATGATCTTATCCATCACGGCATCGGGCTTCACGGTCGCATGACCGAACTTCTCAACGCCTCTTGGCGACATCGCAATGATCTGGCGATCGAGGTCGTCCAATGCGCCACGCGGATGAAAGCCGCTGTTCCACGCGTGGATGTAGAATTCCATCACCGGGCGGTAATGCTTGTTCGCCACAGGCTGCGGGTTCTTCTTGCGCCAGATGCAGACAGCCTGGCGCTTGAAGCTGCCGTCCAGATAGGGGAGCAACTTCGAAAGCTGGTCATTGTGACAAAACACGACGACGCCGCCGCAGATCAGCGGATTGATAACCGAATGGTCGAACCCGCCACTCAGCCCTTCCGCAATTATCTGATCCATCCCGCCGCGGCTCTCGCGATAATGCCCACCACCCTCGGCACGAAATTCATACGGCGGATCCATCACATCCGCGTCATGCCACCCAAGCTGGGGGCGGATGCGATAGGCGTCGCCCAGATACAGCGTCGCCGGCCCGATCACGATCGCCCCTAGCGATCCGTGCTGGCGTCCGTTAGCGATGATATAATGCACTGGACCCTCATCGAGCCCCCGCAACACGTCTTCGAAACTGGCGACGTCACGTTCAGGATCGCCGATCGCGATGATCGGCTGCGCGTCACGGTCACCGGAGAAGCCATCATGGATCGGCTCGAAATCCGGTCCATGGAACCCAAGCTGCGGGCGCAGTTCGTCCTGAACAATCTGGCCACGCTGATCCGCCACGCCCTCCGACGCCGCGAGGGCACCTGCCAAAGCGTCATGCTCCGCAGCGGGGATATCGACTGAAACGCTCATGCGGGCATACCATTATGCTCGACGCCGTCCAGCAAGCGCCCGGCAGCTTTCTTGCCGATACGTTCCATGACCGAGGAACCAAAAGCAGAGAATTGGCGCGGGTAGCTGTCCGTGTACGCTATACCGGCCCAGCTAAGGTTCTCGTTGGGTACCAGCGCAAAGCGCCCCGGAGCGCCCGCCGGACGTGGCCGCCCGCCTTGCCATTCTCCCCATTGCTTGAAAAAGAAGGGCACCGCCGCCGACGCACAATGATCGCGCAGTATCCGCACCCACTGGATATGCATCGGCCGCGCGCCATCCCCGCTCTCGCCACCAACAATCATCCAGTCCGGCAATAGATCGTCGGGAATGGTGCCCAGCGGACCGATCAGCGGTTCCACGCTCCAGAATGTCTTGGCAGCGGGCGTGTTCGCCAGATCGCCGCCGCGCGCCAGCATCCGCTCGCGATCTTCTATCGACACGCCCAACCAGATATTCTCCGGCACCTGGAATAGTGGCGTGGATTCGGAGAGATCATAGAAGAAGGCGATACTTTCAGGCAACCGCCAGCGCGCAGAGATATAATCTCGCATCCGCGCAGAGCGCTTTGTAAGCACCTGAAAGATATGTCGTGCCGGCCGAGCCTCCATCACATCGAACACCCGATCAATCCACGCATCCGGCACATCTTCATGGAACAGGTCGCCATGCGCACAAACGAAGACCCTGCGAGGCCGCCGCCATCGTAAAGGCTGCGCGATCCATTCTTCATTGAAACGAACTTCGCCTGTCCAAACCGGCCCAGCTTTCGTCGCCACTGTTAAACCGGCGCGCGATCGGTGATGCTGCAGCCGTGTGCCCGCCAGCTTCATCGCATAGCAGTGCTTGCAACCCGGCGAGATCACGCTGCAACCCGTGATCGGGTTCCAAGTCGCATCAGTCCATTCGATCAGTGAGGTTTCAGCCACGGCGCACCTCCAACAACCCTTCCTCGCGAAGCGCCGCGCGTATCGCCTTGCGCGCGCCCACGGGGTCGATCTCGTGCCGGTGCAGTCCTGCCGCCACGCCATTGGCGAAATTCTTCACCTGCTCGATCGCCAGCGTGCCTTCCTCGGCCGTCAGCCGCCGCTGCGAGACCATCGCCCGCACGCCCTTGGCATAGCGGCGGGCCATGCCAAGCACCGCCGTCCGCTCCAGCGCGATCGTCTCGACGCGCATGGAATCAAGTGTGCGGGGTGAAGTGCCTTTGCCCATCAGGCGTTGCCGCCAAATTCATCGCACGCCACACGCATCGCCCGACGCTTGCCAACGTCGATGCCGGTCCGGAAATTCCGCGCCATGGCATCCGTTACCCGCTTCTTATCCTGGTCGTGCAGCAGCCCGGCAACGATCATGTGCCCCATGATCGTGCCAGCGAATGTGGCCGCAGCAGCCATCAGAATCGACGACTTCATTGCCGGGTCATCGACATCCCGAATGACGTGCATCGTGGCTTGCCGAATAACCTCCACCAGCTCGATCATTTCCAGATGCTCAGCGCTACCGCTGCCCGCGCTTTTCAGGATGACTTCCGACGTCACGCCGCCATTCCATAATCTGATGCCGGCGAAGCGGGGCGCGGCGCGGGGCACAACACCTGATCCGCATCCGCTTCGCCGGCGGCCCCGCGCGCGTGTCCGATGGTCGCACTATCGGCCATGCGCGCAGGGGCGACCCGTGCGGCGGGGGAAGTCGCCGCACAGGATCTGAAAAGGGGGGGCAGCGCCGTGGAAAGGCCGGATCGTAGCAGCGTCATCGATCGCGCCGCCTCCGCGCCGATGCGGTGCGTGTCGATCGCGATCTCGCCCGCTTCCTCCAGCCCGATGAGCAGGCGGCGCACGCGGTGCACATTGCCCAGCCCCAGCGCCGCGGCGAATTCGTCCAGCGTCGGGCATCGCTGGCCCAGGCGCGCGGCGTCGGCGATCATCGCCATGGTGAACCGGCTTTCCGCCGATCCCGCCACCAGCGATCGTGTCCCGCAGCGCGGATGTCGCTTCGGCTCTGCGCCGCCCCTGGTGCGCTGCGCGATATAGGCAAACACGCTGCCCGGAGCGCGCTTCTGGCACAGGGCCAGCAAACCCGCCTCGGCCAGCCCCCGCACATGCAGCGGTCCCGGTGCCTTCTGGGGCAGAAATGCCACCTTGGCATAGGTGATGCTGTCGCCGGGCTCCGCGCCGCGCAGCCAATTGTCGATCTGTTCCACTGTCTTGATCATGAAACCACCCTTTCGTCACACCAGCCGGGAGCCACCGCGCCGGCACGCTCGACCAGCGCGGCGCGCAATTGCACGGCGATGTCGATCAGCTCCTGCACGTCGTTCAGCGTGGCGGTCGCTTCGGCGGGGGAAACGTCGTTATCGTCCTCCAGCGCGCGGCAAACGGCAGCCATCACGTCGCCGCCCTCCTTGGCCAACTTGGCCACGAAGCCGCTCCAGATCGTAGAGCACGCCATCGGATCGGGTAGCTTCACCAGAGCAAAGCCCTGCCGCTGCGCCATCAGCCGCGTCATGACCGGATGCCCGGCGGATCCGTGCGTCACGCTCTCCAGCTCGATCGCCACCCGCACCGGCATCGAATCCGGGCAATTGGGCAGGCAGTAACGGGAGAGCGCTGACGTTGATTTTCCGGTATGCGCCGCTGCATCTTCCAGCCCGCCTGCCGCGCGGATCAGCTTCTTCGCGGCCAGTGCCTCGGCCTGTTCGTCGGGCGAAAGGACGGTTTCGTGGCGGCTCATGCCGGGACGCCGCGGGAAAAATCGCCGGCGATTCCCCGTGACGGGCTCGCAACGATGGCGGTATCGGATGGAGCGAGGCCATTCCCAGCCTCAAAAGGAGGAATATGAGGTTCCAGCTTGCGGAGCGTGTCGAGGGTGGGATTCCAGCTATCCTCTTCGCAACCCAGCAATGTGTTGTGGTGGATACCAGCCAGCTTCGCGAGCTCGCGCTTGGTGAAGCCTGGACGTTTGAGCGCGGCACGAAGCCGATCGAGAGTGTCGATAACCATGGCCCGGCAAAAAGCATATCCCAATATGCTTTGCAATCAGAAATTCATACCGGGATGTGTTTTGCGCCTGTTAAATGTCCCCGCATGGATAGAACACCCGACGAAAAGCGCGAAATCTTGCGGCGTTTCATTCTGGATCGCGATCTCAAGGTCGCGCGCTGGGCTAAGGATTCTGGCGTCGACAAGAATTCGATTTACAATTTTATCAACGGACACTCCCAGTCCCTTGATCTGCGAACCTATGCCAAGCTGGCCAGGACGACCGAAGTCCCTGTCTGGAAAATCAGCGGTGATATGCCCGAGCCGTCGAGCCCCACCGCAATTTGGGTATCCGGCCATGTCGAGGCCGGTATGTTTCGCGAAGCCGTTAGTTGGGATCAGTCACTTTGGTATTCCGTGGATATCCCGGTCCCAGGTCGATTTCGCGGCATGGCGAAGGCGCTGGAAGTGCGCGGCAATTCGATGAACCTTGAATATCCATCCGGGAGCGTCGTGATATGGGTCGACATGCTCGATTTTCGGCCGCCGCGCGATGGGGACCATGTTATCGTTTACAGTCATTGCTCTGACGACACGATAGAAGCGACGGTGAAAGAATTACGCATTGATGAAAAGGGCCGGTGGCTGTGGCCGCGCTCCGACGATCCGCTGCATCAAGCGCCGCTGGATCTCATGAGACCGCCCCAGAATATTACGTCAATCGAAATCAAAGGTATTGTGATCGGCGGTTATAAGGCCCGTGTGATCTGACTACTCCAGTGTAACGCCCCAAGGTCCGGCATGCGCCAAACGCTTGCCGCTCCGATAGCCATACACCACTGCTGATTTATAACTGTCCAGATCCATCATATCAAAATGACTAAAAGGTAGGCCGCCGTTGGCAATACAGCCTACGGTAAGCGCCAGCCCCTTTTTCGCATCGGCGGGCAGCAGAGCCCAGGCTCGATCCTCGACGTTCACGCGCTGCGGAGATGGGGTTTGACGGATCAGGCCGATTTTCTTCCCTTCCACGATTGCAGCTTCGCACTTTTTGAATTGTGCTTCCGTGGCCGCGCGATCGACAGGCGGCTTGGCGGACATCGCGGGGTCTGATGGCTTGGGCGCGTCCGAGCTGCACTGGCTGAAGGCGACCGCTACCCCTGCGAACAGCGCTAGTCCGCATCCCAGACCTTTGAAATCAGGCGCAGCACCCTTCGACGCCGAGAATGAATGGCCAGGCATCATAACCCGCGTCCCACATGCGCCACAAAGCCCCGCTCCGGAAACCAGCGGCCCCCCGCAGGCATGGCAAAATGCCATATTCCTAACTCCCTCCTGCTTCATATGGACCATGTTAACAAACAAAAAACATATCAAGGTGTGTTTCTGTGCTTGAAAAGCATATTGCAATATGCTTCACACGCAATCCTGTTTCATCAGGAGGCGCACATGCTGCAACCACATACCCACCCGATCGGCGCGCAGGCGCTGTACAAGGGACATCCCGTAACCATCCGCCAGTGGCGGTCCGATGGCGCTGCCCTCGTCTTCGGGCCAAAGATCACGCGAACCTGCCAGCCCGAAGAGCTTCAGCCGCTGCAGGATCTGCCGCTGTTCGAACGCTGGTGCGCCGCTCGGATCGCCCGCGTCGGCCCCGTGGTCACGGCCGCCAGCGATTGTTACCGCGACTATTGCGCCTTCGCCGCGCGGGATGGCCGCCCGGAAGATCGTTTGCAGTCGGCTCGGGCCTTTGCCTGGGCGATGCGCCTCGCCGGCTATGAGCGCGCCCATGCCCTGATCCGCCCCCTGAATCAGATCCGCTATCGACGCGCAGCCGCCTGGAAGATCGCATTGCACCCCGGCCCCGTGGGAGGCCTGGCATGAAGCACGATCGCATCCAGGCCGATATCTGGGCGAAGGAAGATCGCGCCGACGCCGCAGCCCGCCAGCGCCTCGATCGCGCCATGATGCTGCTGTCCATCGCGATCGTCCTCTATTGGGGCGGCCAGATCATCCGCTGGGCGGTGTCGGCATGATCGGCGCAAACCCCGCAGACGATCTGCGCCATGGTGTCAGCCCCGCGGGCCACGCCGTGTTGGATTTCGTCGAGGATCATCAGCCCGATTGGGATAATGGCGATGATCTGTTCGAAACGCAGTTCACGCTCGCCATGGCCTGCATCGCCCGCGCGCAATGCACCGGGGTCAAGCTCGTGCACCAGCGCGATCGCGCGATCGAGGCCGCCGCCCGCCTGATCGATGCCGTCCACACGCTCGACATGATGATCGATGCCGGGCGCTCTCTGCAGGAACGGGCGGCGTGATCGAGCGACCAGCTTTCGCCAATGATTGGCCAGCCCTCGCGACAGAGGCGCGCGACGCCCTTGAACGTCGCCAGGCGCAGCTCCCCAAGCTGATCGAGCAGGGCAAGGGCGACAAGGCCGAGCTCCTGCGCGGCGAAATCCGTGTCTGGCGCGCGATCGCGGCGGATTGGGCGGAGATCACCGATCGCTGCCGGCCGCAAACGGATTGGGCCGATTATGTCAGCGGCCCGGATAAGCTGGAGGCGCTCGCGATATCGCGCGCCCGTTGCCACGCGGCCCTGGTCAAGGAGGCCAATGCGCTCCCCGCCGGCATCCGCGCCAGTGCGCCAAACGTGATCCTCTCCATGATGGAGCAGGTCCATGGCGCCGAAGTGCTGCCCTATCTCGCGGCCCATCGCCGGCTCGATTGCGTCGAGGCCATGCTCTGGTGGCAGGAGCCGGCGCAATGGAAGCGCCTCGACACCCGCCTTGCGGCGGACATCGCCGGCCGCTGGCGGCCCGCATCCCTAAGTCCCGAAAGGCACGCCGCATGAAACAGAATCTCGATCATATCCCCGGCTGCGAATGCGATCCCTGCAAGGCGGCGCTCGCCGCAATGCCGGGCGCCGGCCGATGCCTTCTGGTCGCTGTGGCGGTCGCGATCATGGCGATCGTCCTGATGTCCGCCCTTTTTCGGTGATCCACCCAGTTCCACCCAGCCAGCAAAAGGAAAATGGCTATGAAGAAAGTACTTGTTACGACGGTCCATCGCGGCGTCTTCGCCGGTGAAATTGAAGAGACGCAGGATATCTTTGCCAAAGCGATGCCCCTGCAGAATGCGCGCATGGCTATATACTGGGGCACGACGCGGGGCTTGATGGAATTGTGTGAAAGCGGCCCGACCAGCAAAAGCCGGATCAGCGCGCCTGCCGATATCCCGATGCTCCACGATATCACGGGCATCTTCACGATCAGCGATGTCGCGTGGGCAAAATGGGTTGCTTGAACCCACACGATCCGATCCTCACCGCCGATGATGTGATCCGTGTCGGCGGCGCTTGTCGCAGCGGCGTGGCCCAACTCGTGGCGAGGAAGGCTGGGGTCATCGCCGCCGCCATGCCGATGTCGGAAATCCTCAAGCTCACGCCCGAATCCGATCAGCATTATGTGCTGAAAGCCGGCCAAGCTGATGGCTATGGCGATGGCGATGGCGATGGCGTTGGCTATGGCGATGGCGATGGCGTTGGCGTTGGCGTTGGCTATGGCGTTGGCGTTGGCGATGGCGTTGGCGTTGGCGATGGCGTTGGCGTTGGCTATGGCGATGGCGTTGGCGTTGGCGATGGCGATGGCGTTGGCTATGGCGATGGCGATGGCGTTGGCGTTGGCGTTGGCTATGGCGTTGGCTATGGCGATGGCGTTGGCGTTGGCGATGGCGTTGGCGTTGGCCGCGCATATGCCTAGCGAGCCCTCTCAGGATCGAGGGGGCTATGCCCCCTCGATCAACACTCAGCGTCAGCCCGTCCGTATCCAGCGCAGTCGCCGAAAGGGATCGCGCACGCCCGAGGGCGTCATCTATGTCGGGCGTCCCACCATCTTCGGCAATCCATTTTCGCACCAGCGCTTCGGTCATGCCAAATCCGTGCGGCTCTATGATCGTTGGATCGATGGCAGGCTGGGTGATCTGACACTCGAACGCCTGGGCTTCTGCCCCGCCCAGATCGAGGCGCTGCACCGCTGGCGCGCACGGTTGATCGATCGCCTACCCAGCATTGCTGGCCGCGACATTCAATGTTGGTGCCCGGCGACCAGCCGTTGGTGCCACGGCAACATCCTGCTCGATCGCGCCAATCAGATGATTCCTGCGGCGCCTTACTGATGTCGCGGCCATCATGCGCCCCCGTGTTACACGATAGCCCTCAAAACGCCGGACGCCCGGAAACCGCGTCTGCGGCTGCAGCGCTGCCACGCACGGGGCCACGCTGCCCGGAATGCCTCGCCACGTTCGAAAGCGTCAGCCCCCGTCAGCTCTTCTGCTCGGCGGCGCACAAGGCGGCTTTTCATAATCGCCAGACGGTGCGCGGGCGGCAGCTCGTGCCGCTCGTCATGGCCGCCCGGCTCACGCGCGGCGGCACTAGGGGGAATGTTGTGGCCGGCCGCAAGGCACGCCGCGACGGTGATTTCCTGATGCAGCGCTGGGCAGACGACGATCGCCGCGAAGGTCGCATGTCCATGATCGATTATTTTGCCCTGCGCGATCGCAAGGGCTTCGATACGTTGCTGATCCGGTGAAAGGGAACGCTCTGTGAAATACGAGCCAATTGACCCTCGCAAGCCATTCACGGTCAAAACTCTGGCCGTCTATTGGGATTGCAGCGAAGGCGTGATTCGCAAGCTGATCGAGCGGCAGGAGTTGCAATCCTTCCGGATCGGCGATTTGATCCGCATCCGTGCGGCCGAAGTAGAGAGATTCGAATGTCAGACCAGCCTTTCACCATCCAGCGACTGCGCGGAGCATGGGCCATCGTCTGGCGAGATGGGGATGGAAACCGACATAGACAGGCTCTTGCCGCCCCCGATCGCATCGGGGCAGAGGCCGAGGCGCGCCAGCGCTGGCGGCTCGGCAACCGTTCTCGAAGGACCGTGGGCGGATTAGTCGAGGCCTACCTTGCGGATCGCAAGGCCGAGGGCATCGTCACTGCTGACCGCCAGGCCGATGCGTGGAAGGCAATGAAATCCTATTGGGGGGATGTCAGCCCCAATCTGATCGATAAAGACATGGCACGCGGCTATGCCGCCCGGCGCAAGGCCGCCACAGCCACCATCCGCTATGAGCTCTCGATGCTGTCCGTCGCGCTGCGCTGGGCGAAGGATGAGAAGTTGATCGATGCTGCGCCAGAGATCTGGCGGCCTGCGCCACCTGATCGCAAACAGCGTCATCTGTCGCAGCAGGAATTCGAGACGTTCTTCGCCCAGGTGAAGGCACCACATGCCCGCCTCTATGTGCTATTGGGGTTATACACCATGGCACGCCCGGCCGCGCTGCTCGATCTCACATGGGATCGCGTTGATTGGAAGCGGGGCACGATCGATCTCAATCCGCCCGGCCGCACCCGGACCGCGAAGAAGCGGGCCGAAACGATCCCGCTGAATGACGAGGCGATCGAGGCACTGAAGCTGGCGTGGACGGCCCGCCAGACCGATTATGTCATCGAACGCGGGGGCAAGCGCATCGCCAACGTGAAAAAGCTGTTCCAGGCAGCCAGCGAACGCAGCGGGATCCATGTCACCGCCTATATGCTTCGCCACACCGGCGCGGTCTGGGCAGCCGAGGCGGGCGCGCCGATGAGCGAGCTGGCGCAGTTCATGGGCCACGATGACAGCCGCACGACTGAGAAACATTATGCCCGCTACACACCGGGTTTTCTGCGGGGCGTCGCCAACCGCGTCCGCCGCGCCGAGACAACGGAGGTTCAAATGAACCTTGGCGTCCTGTCCGCTTGA